CAAAAGAGATGCAAGCCCATGACTTGTATAAAAAAGCTGTTGCGTCAAATGATGCTGATTTAATGTCAAAAGCTGATACCTTAAAAAGCGATCTTAGTATTCAAAAAGAAAAAGTCAGAATGGCTAAAGCACAAAGCGAACAAGCTTTTGCTAATCCACAGCCTGTGCAACCACAACAATACTATCAGGAACCACAACAACAACAAGAAGTAAAAGCAACCAAAGAAGCTGAGAGCTGGCATGAACAAAACCAATGGTATGGTGACAATAGCGATGCTACTAATACCCAGGCTACACAGTTTGCATATTTTACCCATTACAATTTAATAAACGAAGGTTTTGACGCTGACTCAGATGAATATTATGATGAGCTGAACACTAGAGTTTACAAAGTTTATCCAGACTTACAGTCTGGGCAAAATGTCGCTAAAGAAGGAGCTAAACCCGCTGTGCAAAGAGTTGCTCCTGCTTCCGTTGGAAGTCGACAAAAAACACAAGGCAAAAAGAACGGAGTGACTTTTTCTAAATCAGAAGTCGAACGTCTTAAAGGTTTGAAGCCGCATAATATGTCAGAGGACGTGTGGTTAAAATCTGTTGCTAAAGAGAAACAAAAAATTTCACAACGAGAGGCAAAATAATGACTAATGAAATAGAGCAAGAACCAACCAGACAATCCCGTGAATCCGAGACTCACGCTAAAGAAGCTCGTAGACAACCATGGAGGCCGGTAAGAAAACTAGAAACACCTCCTGCACCAGATGGATACCAATATCGTTGGATAAGGGAATCTATGTTGGGACAGGAAGACAGAAGTAACGTAAGCAGAAGATTAAGGGAAGGTTGGGAACTCGTAAGAGGCACTGATTTACCACAAGAATTTGCATTACCTACACACGATTCTGGTAGACATGCTGGCATAGTATATAACGAAGGATTACTCTTGGCGAAAATGCCACTTGAAACAGTCCAAGAGCGTAATCAATATTACGCAGGGAAAAGCCAACAAGCTAAAGATGCGTTAGACAATAATGTGTTTAATGAATCTAAGCGCGATGGTAGATATGTNAAGTACGATTCAAAAAGAGAATCTAATGTTACTTTTGGGAAAAAGTAACAATCATTAATAGGAGAATTTTAAATGGCTAATAAAAATAGCGCATTTGGATGTAAGCCTGTTCGTATGATGGGTGGAGCTCCCTATTCTGGCGGTCAAAGCCGATACAGAGTAGCGAGTGGAGTTACAACACCTCTTTTTCAAGGTGATTTGGTTACTCAGCTAACAGCTGGGGTTTTAGGCCGTCACGTTGCAACTGGGACCGTTCCGATTGTCGGAGTGTTTAACGGTGTTCAATACACTGATCCAACCACAGGCGAACAAGTATTTAAAAACACATATCCTGGTAGTATTACTGCCTCGGATATAATAGCCTTTATCGTGGATGATCCAAACGTAGTGTTTGAAGTCCAAGCAGATGATACCTTCCCGGTAGCAGACCTGTTTGGTAACTTTGACATTGTGGATGCTTCACCTGTAGGCGACACTAAGTCTGGAGTATCTAATATGGAATTAGACGTAACGACCGGTAACACTACCGCAACATTACCTCTAAAAGCATTAGATATTTCCCAGGATCCTAATAACTCGGATGTAGCATCCGCCAACACCAATGTACTATGTGTGATTCAAAACCACATTATGGGACAAAAAGGTGCTGGTCTAGCATAAGGTAGATAATAATGGCAATATCAAGAGCTCAACTCGCTAAAGAGTTAGAACCTGGATTAAATTCCTTATTCGGACTTTCTTATGACGAATACAATCGCGAATATGAAGAAATCTTCTCTATTGAAGACTCATCAAGAGCGTTTGAAGAAGAAGTCCTTATTACTGGATTTGGTTCTGCACCAACTAAAACTGAAGGTCAAAGCGTAGTTTTTGACAACGCTAACGAAAGTTACAGCGCACGTTATACCCACGATACAGTGGCATTAGCGTTTGCTTTAACTGAAGAAGCTGTTGAAGACAACCTCTATGATTCTTTAGGTAAAAGATATGTTAAAGCACTTGCAAGATCTATGGCTAATTCGAAAGAAGTCAAAGGCGCAGATGTTTTAAATAACGCTTTCTCAAGTAGCTTTACTGGAGGAGACGGAAAATCTCTAATTGCAACAGATCATCCCCTTGGTGGTGGTGGTTCAGCTGCAAACAGAGCAACATCAATGGCTGATCTTAATGAAACTTCATTAGAAGATGCTTTAATTGACATATCTAATTTCACAGATGACAAAGGATTAATTGTTTCTGTTCAAGCTGACAAACTTATTGTTCCTAGTGAACTTGTTTTTGTTGCTGACAGAATTCTTAATTCTCAGTTAAGATCTGGCACAGCTGACAATGATGTTAATGCAATAGCTAACACAGGTGTTTTACCTGGTGGTTATTCTGTTAATCATTATTTGACAGATCCAGATGCTTTCTTCATCTTGACTTCTGTAACAGCACAAGGCGATGGCCTTAAAATGTTCCAAAGAACTGGCATGGAAACTTCCATGGAACCAGATTTCGGTACTGGAAACATTCGTTACAAAGCACGTGAAAGATATAGTTTTGGTTTCTCCGATTGGAGAGGAGTCTACGGCTCACAAGGCGCATAAATGAACGATTAGAAATACCGTTTATTACTCAAGTATTTCAAACAAAGGGCCTCAAAAAGGCCCTTTTTTTTACCTAAAATAAGTTGTATAAATGTATGCAAATACTTGCAATTAGTTGCATATTTTAGTATATTAGTTATGTGGGAATTGAAATGAAAAACAAAAAGGAGAAAATATGAAAGAGAAAGCATTGATTGCAAAAATTAATAAACTTTATCCAAGAGTAAAAGCTACGCCCTTGGCGGATTTTTATGATGATCCAACTGAAGTGGGTATTTGGTTCAGAGGTAGTGAAGATGGTCAAGCTATCAACGGTATGCCGCTTTATGATTGTTATGAAGAGTGGGGTTATGAAGTAGCTCCAGAGATGGAAAAGATATTAACCAAAGCTGGTTGGATGGCAGAACCATACGATGCTGGCACATTAATGGCCTATCCGGGCTAAGGAGTAAGTATGATAAAGACAGTAATTTATAACAAGGACGCAGCTGATAACGCTGTTACGGTAGAGAATTATCCTTGGGGATACAAATTGAGAACCAAGAGAAAATATTGGATTGAGACAACCAAAAGAGGTGACAGACTTTGTTACCAGACTTTAAATCCAAAGACTGACAAATGGTGCGCTGTGAAAAAGAGCACTTACAGCGGTATTGAGGTTCTTTATGAGAACGAAGATGGACATATCAAGACTATTGGAATGGATCCTCAGTGGGCCACCAAAGAAAGTCTTGCTCATTTCCAAAACAAAGTTGATGTTACCAAGTTGACCGATGCTCAAAGAGCTAAGATTTGCGAGGCTAAAACAATTATGCACTGTCAGAAACTTGTAAAGGTTGAGTATGAAATCAATCCTCAAAGAACTCCAGAAGATCAAGCAAAACATGATGCCGTGCAAAAAGAGATAAACACTAAGTTAAATAACTACGCTAACTATGTTTACGGTGAGTGCCTAGTAAAAAATGGTATTGCTTAATGAAACCAATAACTAAAATATTTATTGACATGGATGGAGTCCTAGCGGACTTCATCAAAGGGGTTGAAGGTCCTAAGTATCTTAATGGCCCAATGGATAACAACACCTACACTGAAAAAAAGATAGTAATTAGCAACAAGGGTTTGTTTAGAGATCTACCGCCTATGCCAGATATGCCAGATTTAATAAATTACATTAATAATCTTGGTGTATATTGGGAAATTCTTACCTGCACAGGAGAGGTCAATAGACAAAAGGTTGCTAAAGATAAAACAGCTTGGATCAGAGAACATGTAGATCCAGATACTGTCGTAACTTGTACATTCAAAGGAATACAAAAAGCAGCTTATGCAAAACCTGGTTACATTCTTATTGATGACCATAAAAAGAATATTAATGCCTGGGTTGAAGCTGGCGGTATCGGAATACTTTACACAACAGCAGCTGATTGTATTAAACAAATAGAAGATTTAAGATATAAAGCAGCTTAACTTTAGTTGCTAATCCCGAGTCCTAGTAGTATCATTTTACTACTAGGATTTTTTTTAACTTGTTTTATCGACTGACCTAGCAGACAAGCCAAGACGATAAGACTTATTTCCGGGAGGAAATTATGGCAAACACAACATTTAATGGTCCAGTTAGGTCTGAAGGCGGTTTCGAACAAATTAGCATTGCAGCAAAAACTGGAACAGTAACAACTAATTTTGATATAGACTCAAGTGGTAATATTACTGACGTAGGATCAATCGCATCCGATGGTGCTATTTCTACTACAAGCACTATTATAGGTAGACAGAAAATTGATACAACTTTTAATGCAGCTGGAGCAGCCTCAGCTACTTTAACAGCAGCTCAATCGGGAACTTTGTTTTTGATTAATGGTGCAGCAGCTAATGTAATTACTTTACCTAGTGTATCTACTGGAAATGTAGGAGTTCATTATGACTTTCAACTTACAGTAGCTGTTGGCGGAAGCGTAACAACTACTTTTGTACTACCAGGTTCTGCTGTATCAGATTTCCAAGCAATGCTTTCATTGGTTGCAGGAACAGCAGCTAACGCAGTAAGCGATGTTGCTGGAGACACACTAACTTTACCAAACTCAACAGTTGCGAACGCAAGAGTTTCTATGACTTGTGTTTCAGATGATGGAACAAACTCTAAATGGATGACTACTGCTCTATCAACACCGATCGCTACAGTAGCTTAATACGGAGTAATTTATGGCAACTAGATTAACTGGTTCAGACGTATTAGGTAAGTTTATAACTGCCGATGCTCAAGCCCTAGATGCAGATGGTATTTCAGCAGCAGCAGCAGTTGGAAATAATGCAGCACTTACTATAGGTGGTGCGTTAGCTGACGGCGGCTCTGTTACTAATGTTGGCGGAAGGATTGTAACAAT